GTATAAATATAGAAAAAAACCCAATTCGATGGCTGCAATTGTAACAGATCAATTTAGAATATTAAACGCTAGTAATTTCGTAGATAACGTAACGGATTCTAATAATTCATATTACGTGTTTGTGGGTTTGTCTAATCCAACCACATCTGGATTTGGTAGAGCATCTGATTGGAATGAAGCGAATAAGACACCTAATCCCACTGACAGTATTAACTACATGAATTTTGTAGGTGATAACATGTCTTTTGGAAAGAAAGTAACTTCAGATAATGTAAGAAGACTAATAAGAAAAATAAGTTGGACTAGAGGAACAAAATATGAAATGTATCGTCATGATTATAGTAATGAAAAAAAATCACCAATAACTGGATCATCAAGATTATATGATACTAATTACTATGTAATGAATAGTGATTTCAAGGTTTATATTTGTATTGATAATGGATCATCTGGTATAAGCACCACAGGTAACGCATCTTTGGATGAACCAACATTTACAGATTTAGAACCATCAAAGGCAGGTACCAGTGGGGATGGTTATTTGTGGAAATATCTGTTTACAGTGTCTCCGAGTGATATTATCAAATTTGACTCAACTGATTTTATTTCTGTAGCTAATAATTGGTCTTCATCTACTGACGCACAAATAGCAGCAGTAAGAGAAAATGGAGATTCTGACGTAAATAACAATCAAATTAAGAAAGTTTATATTGAGAGTCAAGGAAATGGTTATACAAATGGAACTGGACAAGAGGTCAATATTTTGGGTGACGGTTCTGGTGGAAAAGTAGTGGTAGATGTTGTAAATGGTAAAATAACCAATGCAGTAGTTTCTGCTGGTGGTAAAGGTTACAGTTATGGAATTGTAGATTTAGGTGCTATTGGAAATACCAGTGCTACACCTAAAGCATCTTTAATTCCAATCATACCTCCATCAAAAGGTCATGGTAGCGATATTTACAAAGAATTAGGATCTGATAGAGTTCTAGTATTCGCTAGGTTCGACACATCAACAACAAATGATTTTCCTACAAATACTAGTTTCTCTCAAATTGGTATACTTAAAAATCCAACCTCAATAGGATCAACATCATTATTCACTGATCCTACTTTTTCATCAGTAGGTGCACTTAAATTTACATCTTTCAATACTGAACCAAAAGTTGGTGAGACATTAAGTCAACCTGTTGCAAATGGAACTGCTAAGGGATTTGTTGCTGCTTTTGATAATGAAACTAAAGTTGTAAAATTTGTTCAGGATAGATCTAATTCTTTGAATCCTACAACATTTGATAGCACAGATTATGTTGGCGTATCCACTTTTTCATTAGTTCTACCATTTACATCAAGTTCCGCTAGTGTAACTGGTGGTACAAGTGGATTCAACGCTACCATTGATACTGGATTTACTGGTATAAGCACTAATCCAGATGGAACTAAATTAATTTCTCTGGATACCCAGTTTACACAGGGGGTCGCTAATCCTGAGATAAATAAAAAGTCAGGTGATATAGTTTATCTTGACAATCGCCCTTTGATTGCAAGGAACTCAAGACAAAAAGAAGACGTTAAAATTATTCTGGAATTCTAAAAAATGCCTCAGAAAACGAATTTAAATATAAATCCATTTTTCGATGATTTCGATAAGAATGATAATTTTTATCGTGTATTGTTTAAACCTGGTTTTCCAGTTCAAGCAAGAGAATTAACGCAGTTACAATCAATTCTACAGAATCAAATAGAGTCGTTTGGTAGTCATATGTTTAAAGAGGGATCAATGGTGATTCCTGGTAATATCAATTACAATGGAGAATATAACGCTGTAAAAATAAATCCAGATCATTTAGGTATTGACGTAACAGTATATTCAAAACAGTTGCATGGGAAAAGAATAAGAGGGCAAACATCTGGTATTGTTGCTGAAGTTTTAGATTGTCGCTTCCCTACAGATGGTGCAGAATATACAGATGTAACACTATATGTTGAATATAAACAGTCTGGAACTGATAATACAATTGCAAGTTTTGAGAATGGTGAAGTATTAATAGTTGAAGATTCATTTACATATGGAAATACAACTATATCTTCTGGTGAAACAATAGCATCAGTAATATCTGAAGATGCAACTTCGATTGGTTCTGTAGCATCAGTAGGTCAAGGCGTTTTCTTTGTTAGAGGAGCATTTGTAGACGTTGAAAAAAGTGATATAATTCTTGACCCATATTCTAATTCACCATCATACAGAGTTGGTCTTACAATCTTAGAAGAAATTGTATCAGCTAAAGATGATAAATCATTGTATGATAATGCTAAAGGATTTTCAAACTTCGCTGCACCAGGTGCTGATAGATTAAAAATAACTGCTATCTTATCTAAGAAATCATTAAATGATTATGATGATAAATCTTTTGTTGAATTATTAAGAATAGATAATGGTGAGATAAAAAAATTACAGAATAAGTCCGAATATAATTTAATAAGAGATTACTTTGCAAAAAGAACTTTTGATGAATCAGGTAACTATTCATTAGATAATTTTATAGTAGATGTAAAAGAATCATTAAATGATCGTGAATCAAATGAAGGTGTATACTTTGAGGGTCAACAAACAGACCAAGGAAATCTACCTTCCGAGGATTTGATGGCGGTCAAAGTATCCTCTGGAACTGCGTATGTTAAGGGATATGATGTAGATACAGTCGGAACAACAATAATAGATGTAGATAAACCAAGAGATGTTCAAAAAATAGGTGCATCTCAAGTTCCTCTAGAATTTGGCACCAAATTTGTATTGAATAATGTTCAAGGAACACCTTGGTTGGAAATGAACCAAAATACAAATACTGTTGATTTATACAGTAAGAGAAGAACTAACAGCACGGACACACCAAATGGTGTAAGAATAGGGGTTGGTAGGGTCTACTCATTCTCATTATCTGATGCTCCCTATTCAAACGCATCATCGCAGTTTGATTTATACTTATATGATGTACAGACCTTTATAGATTTAGATGTAAATGTTGCTTTAAGTCCACTTGTATGTCCTGCTGGATCATTCATAAAGGGTGTAAGTAGTGGAGCGACTGGTTTTGTAGAATCGAATGTAAATAATACCACTGCTGTTAAACTACTACAAACATCAGGAACATTTATTACAGGTGAGCAAATTATAATCAATGGTGATGAATCTATATCTAGATCAATTAGAAGTATTCAATCTCATTCTATCAGAGATGTTAAAGCAATCTATCAAAATTCAGATAGCATTAATACTGAGTTGGAAAAAGATTTCATGGCTGATGTCGTTTTACAAAAGACACAGTTAAAGGGTTTAGGTCTTGCAGATCAATTACAGATTGCTACAAATGGTGTGATAACAAGTCCAAAGGCAAAAATAATTTCAAGCTTAAAAGTGGGAGATATAATTAAGTATCCAGTTGCTGGACAAGCGGTTGAAAGTTTTAACAGAGTTGAAAGTGTTGGTGTAACAACAGCAAAGGTTGAAGCAGTGCAAGATGTAACAGGTGTATGTGAAGGTGGATTACCATCAGCTGCTGTTCTCACTCCAATCACCGTTGGATCGCCCATAGTAACTGATGGTGGAGGTTTATTTGCTAAAATTGATGATGACAATATATCAACTGTAAATTTAGCAACATCGAATTTACTAATCACTAAACAAGTAACTGAACAAACTACAGATGCTTCGGGTAGTTTGAGTATACCAATTAGCAATTCTAAAGTTGGTTTATCAAGTGCCTTATTTGAAACATTTGATGCTGAGAGATACTTTGTAACATATACTGGTGGTGATATCGAAGATCTTACTTCTGATCAAGTGACTCTCGGTGATGGTGGTGCAAAGGTAGACTTTACGGGTCTTACAGCAAGTCAGAATAGTAATGTTACTGTAAATGTAACTGCTAAAAAAATAGGAATTCAAAGTAAAAAGAAGGAGTATATAAGAAGTGAAAAGATTACTGTAAATAAAACTGTTTCTGCTGCATCAACTGAAGTTAGTGGATTAACCACTAGTCTATACTTTGGAACAAGAGTTGAAGACAGTTCAATATCTCTTAATTTACCTGATATTGTTGAAATAGTAGGTATATACGAATCATTAGATAAAAATGCTCCTACACTTGATTCTATAACATTTCCAACAGGTTTAAATCTTGATACAGCGTCAATACTAGGTGAAAAAGTAGTCGGTTCGTCAAGTGGTGCAGTTGCTCAAATTGTTACAAGATCATCTGCTACTAAAGTTGAAATATCTTATCTCAATTCATCAAAGTTTATAGTTGGAGAATTAGTTAAATTTGAAGAGTCTAATTTAACCTCCATAGTTCAGATAGTTGATAATGGTAATTTCCAAGATGTAACTCAAGAGTATACTTTAGATAAAGGTCAAAGAGAGCAATTCTATGATTATGGAAGAATTGTTAAAAAAAGTAATTACGTCCCCTCAAGACAATTACTTATAGTATTCAACTGGTTCGATGTTCCAAGTAACGATAATGGTGATGTATTTACTGTAAATTCTTATCCAGATGGAGCATTTAAATCAGATATACCATTATTACCATCAGGTACTAGGGCATCTGATACTTTAGATTTTAGACCAAGAGTTGGTAGATTTAATGCTTCTAATACATCACCATTTACCTTCTCAAGCAGAAATTTCCAAACTGCAGGAATGAATCCTCCTTTGATTGTAACACCTGAAGAGAGTTCCTTGATAGGTTATGAAAATTATTTACCTAGAATTGATAAGGTAGTCATAGGAACAAATGGTGTGGTGAGTGTAGTTAAAGGTGTATCATCCGAAGATCCTAAAGTTCCTATCAGTGATGAAGATAGTATGGATATAGCAACTATAGAACTTCCAGCATATCTTTACAACACTGATGATGCTGTAGTTAAATCTATAGATAATAGAAGATATACCATGAGAGATATTGGTAAACTTGAAGATAGAATAGAAACTCTTGAAGTTGTTACCTCACTTTCATTACTTGAACTTGATACTAAAACTTTTCAAGTAAGAGATGTAGATAATCTTGATAGATTTAAATCTGGATTCTTTGTTGATGATTTCAAAGACACAGAAAGACAAGATTCCTCTACCACTGGAAGCACTTTAACTGATGTTGGAGAATTTACATCACCAATAGATTTTTATTCAATATCACCAGAGGTTGCACTTGAACCTTCTATTCCAGTAGACTCTGCAGATTTTTCTGCTAATCTTGAGTTACTAGATTCTAATGTTCAAAAAACAGGTGATAATATTACTCTTAAATATACTGAAAAAGATTGGATTACACAACCATTAGCATCAAGAGTTGAGAATGTAAACCCATTTAATATGATTGATTTTACTGGAGTTATAACTTTAAATCCAGAATCAGATACTTGGGTAAGAAGTGTATTTGTTGATGGTGGTACAAGACGAGTTAGAAGAGGAAGACGTAGTTTTACATTTATTGAGACTGTTAAAATTAAGAGCGAACCAGATACACATATAAGATCAAGAAACGTTGCATTCAGAGCTTCTGGATTGAGACCACTAGGAAGACAGTATGCATTCTTTGATGGAACAAGTGGTATTGACCTTGCTCCCAAACTGACAGAAATTGCAATGTCTTCTGGATCATTTATTATTGGAGAAACTGTAAAAGGATATGTAGGATCAACACATTTATTCAGTGCAAGAGTGTATGCACCTAACCATAAGAGTGGTCCTGGTGCTAGTCCAACATCAACATACAGTTTAAATCCATATGATAGAAGTGTAGAATTACCCTCTGTATATTCATCATCATCCACAATATTGAATATTGATGTTAGTTCTTTGGTCGATGAAGTATTAGGTAAATATTTTGGATTTGTAACTGAGGGTATGACCCTTCTTGGTGAAACAAGTGGTGCTCAAGCAACTGTATCTAGTGTTAAGTTAATACCTGATACTTTTGGAGATTTAACAGGTTCTATCTTTTTTAGAGATCCATTTAGTAGTCCATTACCACCATTAAGATTCACTTCAGGAACAAAAACATTTAAATTATCATCAAGTGAGACAAACGCAGAAAGACTCAAAGGTAGTTTAATTATTAGTTCTGCTGAAACCACATACGATGCTACTGGTATTGTAGAGACATTTAGACGCACTAGAGTTATTGTAAGACGAAGAAGGCGTTGTGATCCTCTTGCACAATCATTTACATGTGATGAAACAGGTGCATTTGTATCATCTGTTGATTTATTCTTTGCTAGTGTAGATCCAGTCGAAAAGGTTAGAGTTGAGATTAGAACTGTTGAATTAGGAACTCCAACCTTAGATTTAGCAGCAGAACACGCTGAAGTTGAACTTGAAC